GTCTGCCATTGTGCAGCTAATGCTTGCATTAACACTGGGTCGGCACTTTCTTGTATAAACTCACGTGACATGCTGATCTTTACTAGGTCGGGGTTAGCACCTAAGTATTCAGCGCAATCCCTTAACGCATTTGTTATACCTGCTTCAACATTATCTACTATTGTCGCCAGTCTTGATATCTTAGCACCCAACTGCATCCTGGTTGTTTCTACAGGAGCGTTTGCGTTGGCGCTTGTCATTAGATGCGCGCCGAGCATGATCATTTGTTCTTCTTTTTGTTCCATCATCTTCATAGATAACTGATTTTCTGGGAGTTGCACTAGTGTCATGCTACCAGACTGCCCCAGGAAGTACCCTTCTCTTGACCCCATAACTAATGGACGGCCTTTGTTCATGGCTTCCCATTGTGAAGCATTTAAACTAGATGTTACAGCTAAAGTACCTTGGCTGTGAGCATCAGCATTATCTTCTAGCGATGCGCTGTTACGGTAATGGCCGATGTTAACATGCGCTATAGGAAATAAAGGACTTACGTCAACGGATAGGTTGTTATCCTCGCTTCCTATAAATGTAATAGGTATTTTCTTCCACCTTTTACCATTCACCATTGGGTATAAGTCGTCTGTCAGCACTTTACTATCACCATCTACGAGATTATAAAAGAAATCATTATTGTCGTCTAATTGTAGCACCCTATATTGGGCATACTCTTGCCATTTGTACCCGTCTTTATCGCGTGCGTATACATGTTCACGAATAACTACAAAGTCCACCATTTGTACGCCGTTTATGTATCTATAACCCCAATTCATAACGTCTTCTGCATTATGTGAGTATATGTGCGGTAGTGGTTGTAGTTGTGTAACTTGTTCCGCGGTTAAACCTAAAGCCATGTCGGGGAAGTCGGAGAGAAGGGCGTAACGCCCCATCTGCACCACTTCACCTAAGGATTTTCGTATTAGTTGTTCTATCGTAAGGCCGTCGCCTGTGGAGCCTTCCCTCATAAACTCTAGTTCAGGAGGTAGTTCTATCTCAGCGCCTTTAAGCAAGGCTGTACCTACTAAACCGTACAAGGTATTTAATGTGAAGTTATTGAAAATAGCCATATCCATGTATTTTTTATTACGAGCAAGTACACGAGGGCTTTTACCAAACTCAATAGGCAATAAATGCTTTCTAACATCACTTTTAATGCAGTCACGGACAACTTCCCACTGCTTTGCATGATAGTCATAATCTGGGTGTGTTGAATTTACTGGCATTATGCTTCGTCCTCTGGGTCGATTGTTATCATGTTTTGTTCCTGCATGTGTTCCAAAAGTTCTTCAAGCGTCATGACCCCCGTACACAAAAAATTTAGACAGTCCAAGAAACCTTCCTCATACACTTCGTCGTAGTCAAATAATTCTTCTTCCACTTCTTTTTTTTGTCCAAGTTTAAAAGGTCCCATAGTGGTCGTCTCCTAAATACGGATTTTCACCAAACATAATAACATTAAGGTCTACTATAGTATCGTCTATTGGCCACTCATAGTCAATAAAGTATCTAAGTGCCGTTGTAATATGCTGGTATTCGTTTTTATCATCTTCTAAGAAACTCGAACCGCTCTTAACTTGTACTGTTGCAAGTCCTTGGTGCATCCACGGGGCTAATAGTGTGTTGACAAACAAACTTCTCTCATCGTTAGCGTTGCATATCTTAGCCCTGACAGCGTTTTGACTATCTTTGATACTAGGGTTAGAGTTATGCACACGTCTATCTACTTTCCAGCCGGCATTCTCAAACACACGTTCCATTGTACTATATTCTGTCTGCATACCGTGCTTTTCGCCATTCTTACCACTTCTATCACCGTATAGCCTAATACTTTTATTCTTATGGTTCTTATATCGTTCTACAAACTCTAGTGCATTATCTTGTCCAACAGCAGATGTTAACACAATCTCATCTAAGATGTAAACTCCTGTAATAGGAGACTTATCCCTGATAGAACAAGCAAATTCACGACAAACACCAATGCCATGAGACATAGGAGTAAAGTTAAAGTCACAAAAATAACATATTTGCTCGTGCGGCAGAATTGTTTCATTAGTGTAATTGCTAGATTCGTAATCTTCGTATATACGCCCTGATACCGTCTCGAAAGATGCTTCATATTCCTGCCTAAATTGCTTGGGTGACATCCTGCGTTTCGCAGCGTCGATTGTAGTTGCGTCTAGCAGTTCGCTAGACTTCCATGTGTATGCAGACCACTCAGGATCTTTTGATGCGCTTGCATACTGAAACAATTTATAAAAATGGTTTAACCCATCAGGCTTACCAATCAACCAACACCATGCTTTCTTATTGGGCTTGCTTGGATCTAGTGTATCTAGTGCAGGGGCAATACTATTAGTCCATGCATCCCCTTTTATATACGCCGTCTCATCTATGATACCCCCGTCCCAAGGGATACCCTCAATTCTGTTTGGCTTATCAAGCCCGATTAGATGTAACTCTGTGCCGTTATTAAAATATACTATTAAATCCGACTCGCTAGGCTTTCTTTCTAGCATACTGACAATAGACATCTTTTTAATGTCTTGCCAATATATCTTTTTAACTTGTGCGTATGTAGGAGCAGCTATAAAATACAGATTGTTTCCATGTTTCATACATTCTTTTACAATCTTACGTTTTGCTCTTTCTGTCTTGCCCGAACGACGGCCAGCTGCCACTACTATATATCGTGTCTTATCGTCCACTAGTTGACGCTGTATTGGTATCTCACGTAGGGGATACCAGCGGTCTAGTTCTAGTTTAGTTTTACCTGGGAGCATGACACGCCTTAGTTATTGCTAAAAATCTACCGTGACCGGGCGGGTGCGTGGGTGTAGTTATATTTCCAAATCGCCACAGGATGTGTGCCCCAACGCAATGGTTATACCCCGCTTTATCCATGGCATATGCCCCCCATCTGTCGCTGTCGTATTCTCCGTAAAACGGTTTCTGCGTGTCTCTGCGTACCCAGTGCCCTAATTCGTGGGCCAACACCAATGCCAGCTCATCGTCATTCTTGACATCATCTAACAAACCTTTGTACACAACAATTTTGCCTTGACCCCTATATTGTGTGTACGCGTTCCTGGAAGTATCGCGCTCATAGTACAGTCGCGGGGCACCGTATAAATTGTTAGTGACAACTAGGCGGGCGTAAATTTGTTGGGCGCGTTTGAAAGAAATAGCGAATGATAAAGACGGTGTTATTAGGGCAATCATGCAGATTAATGAGAGTAATATTTTTTTCATATGCGCCTCAATCCGGAAGCTTTTGCGCTAGCGCAGCAAACAGGTCTTCTTTAGTTAGTTGATTTTCTACAATTTTTTCGGCGTATTTATGGGGCATACGTGTCTTTAAATAGAAGATTGTTGACGATGGGATGTTCATTACTGTCGCTTGGTAGAATAGGCTTGCTTCAACTGCTTCTGTTTGACACTCATACGATGCTTCTAATACTTCCGCGTAATACTTACGTACGGTTTTATCAGACAGACCCACATGGATTGCAATGCGTGGTTGTGTAATACCAAACTTTAGGAGTGATTCAATTCTTGCTGCGATTATTTCGCTATATACGTGAGCGGGCCTACCAGCCATTTTAATTCCTCTTATGTGACTACTGTCACAGTATGTGTTTAAGGCTACTGCCTATTTCTAGCGCTTCATAGTTAGAAGATCTAGCATTACTTTTTGTGCTTCCTTAATTTCTTGTGTGTCTTCTTTCAGATTGCCCAGCTTTGATTTAACTACTGCTAGATCTGTTTTATGTGATGCGAGTTCATGTTCTAACTTAGACATTCTATCGTCTACGCGCTTACGCTCGTACAGAAAGAACCCGCCACAGGCGGAAACAATAGCCGCAAAGACGGCCCACATTTTTTCGGTCATCCATTCCATTACACACCACCTGTGTTTACCGTAGTTGACCCGTTGTGAGAGTCCAGTGCTTGTTTTGCTAAATCGAATGCCTTATCAACTACAGGGTTAGCCGCGTCAACTTGGTGTTGTGTCAGGCTACCTGTGGTTTTTCGCATGATATCAAAGATTTGTTTTTTAGCTTGGTCTAGGTTCAAGCCATTGGCTTCGCCCATAGCAACTATCTTTGCTATTTTCCCTGCGTTACGCGATTCCCATAATTGTTGCACCGATGCTAATATCGTTGTCATTGCATTAGCCGCGATAGGCAAGCCCCAGATGACACCTATCACTGTTGCCCACATTTGGAACCAGGCAACCGGAACGAAGGCTAGATTTTCAAAAATGCGTTTGCCGTATTCAGGGAAGAAGCACGTTAATACAATAGGAAGGGACAACATACAGAATGTTACAAACTTAAACCCTTGCCCCGTAGTTGACAATTTATTGCGTTCGGAATCAACGGCTGCTTGAGCTAATGTAGAAGCAAGAGCGAGCTTGTCACGTTGTATCTGAGTGTCAAGGTCAGCTTTAGCTTGCACTCTTTGTGCTTTTGATTTAAGATATTGGCCTATTGGGCCATTTTCACCAAAAATCTGGGATAGTACAGGGATAAGCGCAGCAAACCACAAAATAACACCTTTATAGTAATCAATCTTACTATAAGAATACTACAAGAAAAAGGGTAATACAAGAAACATAAAAAAGCCAGGCTCTATTCTGGCACGTCCCCTCTGGTGGCCTTACCAGTCATTGCGGGCTAGGGGCTTGCCCGCTGGAAGGTTTGAGCTTATGCCTTGCGGCATCTAGGCTTTTCCAGCGTTATCCCCCATTGTTTCAAATAAGGAATATTGACTGCGGGACTAGCGCTGTCAATTTGGATGCGGGTATAAGAATTGCACTTATGACCCTCGGGTTATGACCCCGATGCATGCTCTACTGCTGAGCTAACCCGCAATAATTTTTAATGCCCCCACTGCTTGTTTGTCATTACCTAGTCTGTCAATATGCCTCAACAGCTTTCTTTTCTTATTCTTTAAACGTCTGTTCTCTGTTTTGTATGCCGTGTTCTGGGCTGGGTGGCGTTTGTTACGCCCTTTCTTACTTTCTTTAGCCATCACTCTCTCCTTAAATGGTTTATCTTAACGCTCGGTTTCCTCGCGGCCGTCGCTATGCAAGACGGCAGGCTCTTAGTGCTTAACTAGTCACACTAAAACTATGTTAGGATTTTGTGGGACGGGCTCCTAACAACCCGTCGGAGAAACATGTGCTGAAAGCACCGTGCTCCCACACTTTTGCAAGAATGGTAAGTTCCTTCCCCACGAACAGCGCAACGGTTAGCCACACTGTTTGATTTCACTAGGTGCGTATAATAAAACTTTAACATCTGGTAAATTGGCAAATGTTGCCTCGATACGTAGTTTAACTTGAGACCATTCTAAACCCCCATTACCACAACCTAAAGGGGGTATCGCAATAGAGCGCATGGCCATAATTTTCACTACATCAGCT